TTACCTGTCCCTGGTGGGCCATATATCTTAATAGGTTCTTTCACTATACAATATTTTCTTTATCTTCTATTATTATTTTTTCTTCTGGTATTTCTTCTTTCATTAAATCATCTGCAGGCATTCTTATACATCTGACTGGTGGAAATGATTCTTCATTGTCTCCTTTTGGAAATCTTTTTTGAAATCCAAACTCAGCTTTAAAATGAGTTTTGATTAGAGTCGCAGTTCTTGGTCTATCTTTTGTCCACTCGTTTCTTTTTATCTCTTCATAAAATTTATCATAATCAAAATAATAATACTGCTCGTCTTTCAATACAGCACCACTTTTAAATGAAGCATATGTTGTAGCCTCTGGTCCATTAACATAATCTTCTAGGTATTTCTTTAACATCTCAATAGGATTAGTGCCAGCAGGTGGCTTAATATCCTCTTTAGTGGCCCATAGAGCGTCCAGGATAGGCTGATATTCATTATTCTTAATGATGGGAGGGAATATTGATGTTTGGTCTGCTATGAGCGCTCTCATCTCTTTCATTTCTGCTATCTTTTTTATATGTTTTGCATGTATTTGAACTACTTTACTGTCAGATAATTCTACATTAAAAAAATATTCTGGATCTGGTTTATAATCTATTTTAATTAAACCTGATATTTGAGGCCAACTACTTTCTCGGTGACTTCCAATACCATATTTTCTACGTAAACAATTTCCTTTTGCACAATAAGAAGAGATAGGTAAGTCATGACAAGTAT